AAGATGTGCCAATGTTTGCAACAAGAACTTGGATAACAAAATCTTCAGCACCAACAGTAGGAACATTGCTAGTAACTCCAGCTGAAGTCAAAGCTGTTGCAGTAGTAATAGTGGGAACCATTGGTTAAATGCTCGTGTTGGTTTAATACTAATTTAGTTTGCAGGATCAGCAGAAACAGGAGCAGCATCAGGAACCACTGGCCAAACAATCGCAAACGGATCAACTTGGCTGGTCACATCACGCAGTTCCTGCCGGTAGGTCGCCCAAGCCGCCTTGTCGCCAGGTGCATCAGGCAGTTGTGTCCAGTCGCAGGCAGCAAGACGGCTGTTGCGATCAGCGCGAACGTTTGCCCATTGGCTGTCGATACGAGCTTGCTGGTCCTCAGGAGTCAACGGTTCGACCTCTACGGTGTAGACCCATTCACCGTCGATGTACGGGTCACAGGCCACCAGCTTTTCAGTGCTGGCGTCATAGGGCAGGAAGACGTTGACACGCTTGGCGTTGTTCTCGGCCAGGAACTCATCAGATGGACCGTTGGGACCAAAGGATGTTTGAGGGAAGATGGAGCGGTAATCGCCCACCTTGGTGACGGAAGTGCCGTCAATCAGTGCGATGTTCATAGGTCAGGTAAAGCTGCTGTGGGCGGCGTGAAGTTCGCCGTGTAGCGAGCAACGCCTTTGGTAATGCGGAGATCGTCGATATAGCCGTTCATAATATATCCGCCTAATCTAATGCTATATCCAACACGCAGAGTCCCAGTATCTGCAACTAGCGTAGTTGCTGTTCCGCTGCCAATAGATGTTCCGTTGATGTACAGCGTTATGGTTGAACCGTTGCGAACACAGGCAACGTGATACCAAGTGTTGACAGTGGGGGTCCAGTTAATAAGAAAGCTGTTGCTACCCGCACTGTCCTTAAACACCCACCTGTTGGCATCAGCAACCAATGTCCACTCATTACCTTTTTCTGCCAACGTCCAGTTTCCTGATGCTGTCCAATACATCCAAGCTTCAATCGTGAAATTACCACTGCCAAAGCTCAAGTTTGGGTTGCTGGCGCCAATAAGATAATCCCCCGTCCCATCAAAGTACATGCTGCCCGTGCCGTACTTCTTGACAGTGGTGCTGATCTGAGCGTTACCAACAGTCTCCAAGTCATTCATCATCGTGTTATCAATGATGCCGCCGTTGGTGAAGTTCAGCAGAAGATTAGTGTTGGCAATCGCAGTGGGGGGCGTCGTGGGTGGAGTGAAGGCTGATGTGTAAAGAGCAGTTCCATTAAGGATTCGGAATCCGCTGATGTAACCAGCGTATGGATCTCCACCTACGCTTCTTTCGGACCCGACCGTAAAGTTGGTCATGGTAATGGTACTACTGCTAGTACCAGAAGCAACTTGTGTCCCATTTAAAAACAAACGGACAGTATTGCCTGAATCTCTGGTTATTGCAGCGTGGAACCACTGATTTTTTTGTGAAACTATTATTGCGGTTAAGCTACTCCCGGGCATGTACCACTCAAAACTTATTCCTGATTGAACACGCAACAGACAGCCAGTGCTCCAGTTACCAAAAAACGCTTTTGTACCTGCATTATCTGTCTGATAAAACCAGCCTTCAATCGTATATTGACCAGTTAGGTTAGAAGGTGTGCAATAAACATTATCTCCAGTCCCATCAAAGTACCCACTACCACCAATCGTTGACGAGGAGTACGCAGCAGCTGGGGAGAACGGGCTAAACCGTTGAACACTGACATCACCGTTGCGGGTGATCGTAAAGTTATTGGTGCTGGCATCACGGAACCTGTTGCTTTGGCAGGTCAGCAGCGAGGTGTTGGTGATTGCTGCGAGCGGTGTGGTGCTGGGGGTGAAGTTGCTGGTGTAGACGGCGGTGCCGTTAACAACTCTAAGTCCAGCACAGTATCCAGTGGACATATAATTTGCACCGTCAAAACCTGCGCCGATTGTTGCGTTGGCATTTGAGCCAGTTGCAATAGTGCCGGAAACTGTGCCGCTATATCCTTCTACACCGTTGACAAACATTTTAAGCGTTGTTCCACTGCGAGTCAGTGCAATATGATTCCAAGCATTTGGGACGCAACTAACTGAGGAGGATAAACCGCCACCGCTATAAAAGAATTGTACGGTTCCAGTGGAACTAAATACACCAAACGCCCAATTTGAAACGGTGTATGCACTTCGCGTGTCAATCAGCATAAACCCTTGAATACCAGTTCCGCCGCTGAATGAGCTATATATCCACCCTTCAACTGTAAAGTCGCCTGTAAATGTAAGAAAACTGCCGTTTGTAACTCTTAAATAATCCCCAGTCCCATCAAAGTAATTCGACCAGTTATCGCCATACGGACTGAACGTACCCTGCGTCGCGTTACCGCTTCTGGTAATGGTGAAGTTGTTGGTGCTGCCGTCCGTGAACGTGTTGTTCTGAGCGCCGTTGGTGCCGTCACCATGAAGCAACAGCACCGTGTTCTCAAAGTTGGCATCAGTGCTAGGTGCAGGAGTGCTTCCCTGACCAGCCAAAGCTGCCCGCAGGCCGTGAGGAATCCTCATGCCACACTCCCCACGCTGGCTCCATAAACCTTGGTGCCAACCTTCCACAGCTGGATCACGCTGTAGCCACTGGTCGCAAGCGTCGGGGCAGAACCACCAACCCACGTCACACCACCAGTGCCCCAGGTGCTATCGGTCCAAGTGATCGTGTAGGCCGTGCCGTCATCCACCATCAACGTCACCGACTCACCAGCAGCAAAGTTGGTGGCCTTCGGAGTACGACTGGCACCCAGCGTCACCAGCTGAACAGAACCGTTGCCAGGGTCCACCTCAAACGCTGCACCGTCAGTGATGGTGAAAACGTCCTCAAGGATCGTGCCGATGATGGCTGGATCTGTCAGCGTTTTGTTGGTCAGCGTTTGGGTGTCGCTGGTGCCAACGACGGTGCCGCTAGGGGCAGCCAATGTGGCAATCGTGCCAAGACCCAACGTGGTCCGTTGAGCAGAGGCATCCGCGTCATCCAGCAGTGCCTTACCAGCAGTTGTGATGTCGCCACCAAGTTTGGATGTCCCAACCACACCTGAATCAATCGTCCAAGTTGCCCCGGACCCAGACACCGTGATGTCACCCTTGTCGCCATCGGTGACACCACCGCCACCACCTGTCGCTTTTACAAGAAGACGTTTCATAACTAACCTTGACCTCTTTTAAGTTTACGGGAACCCTTTGGTTTGCTGTTTTTGGATTGACCTTGAGTTGTTTGTTTAGGCTTAGGCGGAAGTCGAACAGGTTTACCGCTCAAAGTTTTCTTAGGTTTCACAGCTCACTAACCTCATAAGGATACCGAGCTCTGATTTCATCAACTTTTTGATGCCAAACATCAATAGTAATTTCACCTCTTTGAGCTTTAAAGAACAAAGGATCTGCTTCTTCAAAATAAGCAATTTTTCTCAATTGTTCTTGAGTCGGCGGAGGAGGAGCTGGTTGAGGATCAGGTTCAGGCTCAGGTTCTGGAATAACCTCAAGAACCCATTGAGAGTTTTTAAAAACTACATAGTGCCCAGAAGGGCATTGAGGTGGCTCAAGAGTTGTAGCAAAAGCTGGGATTAGAAAAACACCAGGCTCTAGCGGTGATTCATCTGCAACGCTTTGTCCGCAGAAAATACCAGTCGTTGGGTGGTAGTGATAAATGTTCATGGCTTAGTACTTAATGCAGGCCAACAGAGCAATGTTACGAGGACGGGTTTCAGTGCCGCCTGTTGAGGCGGTGTCATAAAAGCCTGGGTTGCTACCAGAGCCACCAGAACCACTTCGCAATGCTCCAGACGCCCCCAAGTCATACCCATTCAAGATGGCACCCGACGAAATGGCGTGAAGGTGGCTCTTCAGTTCATCAGTTTGAGCAGAACCAAAGCTGCGGCTGGTATCAATGCCACGGCTGTCATCCCAGCCACGAAGGAACTCACCACGCAGATCAGGGACGTTAAAAGTTGTTGAGCCGTCACCAGAACCAAACGTTGTACCTACAGCACTGAACAAAGCTGCGTAAGTAGAACGACTAACTGCTGCACCATTTGCCTTTAAATACCCAGTAGGAGCAGAAGAAGCAGCAAACCACAAAACAGAACCAGAAGGAATAGTTTCAACAGTTGCCCAGCTTAAAACTCCAGAACCATTTGTAGTAAAAGTTTGGTTTGCAGTTCCGTCAGCGTTTGGAAGAGTCCAAGTTACGTTACTAGAAATTGTTGACGGAGCTTGAAACGCAACCCAGTTACTAGAGTCAGAATCACCAAAGCGAAGGTCACCTTGACCGTTAATGGTGACGTTTCCAGTAGTCGTAATGTTTTGACTACCAAAATCAGGACTTATCTTTGTACCAGCAATTGCTGCTGCTGAATTGATATCAGCGTTAACAATTGTGTCATCAGCAATTTTGGTACTAGTAACAGCACCAGAACCAATCTTTGCTTCTGTAACAGCTCCTGACCCAATCTTGGCTTCTGTAACGGCACCAGTACCAATTTTGGCTTCTGTTACAGCACCACTAGCAATTTTTCCAGCAACAACTGCGTTTGCATCAATAGACCAGATGGTGCCTGTGCCTGCAACAACAATGTCTCCTTTATCTCCATCGGGAACACCAGCACCAGAATTTACAGAATCTTGAAACTCTTGAAGACCATATCTAATTTGGTTATCAGCGTTATTAAGGTCCTGAGCTGTAAGAGTAGATCCTGCTGTATAAACAACCGTTGGATCTGTAATGTCTGTAATTCGTTGAATGAGTACAGTGGCTCCACTTACAGCACTGTTTAAAACAATTGCAGTGCCAGCACTGTTAAAGGTGTAATCAGTTGTAAGAGTTTGTAAAACAGTATTTACATAAACTTTAATGTCAGCTTGCCTGATATACGGAATAGGATCTCCGTTACTGTTGGTCAGGGCAAACGTTGTACCAGAAGCACTGGTGTAAGTAATTGATGCGTAAGCCATTACTGAGCACCTCCGGTCAGACGATTTTGAAGAACAAGCTGTTTCATTTCTGCAGGAGCTTTGTAGCGTTGACCGGGAAGATCACCCATTAAGAACTGCTCCTTAGCAATACTAATTAGTTTATCAACCTCATTCTTAAGAATTACTCGCCGCATATTGTCTTCACGACCCCAATTAGGATCCTGAACAAGGCCCATAGAACCCATACGGAACGGAGAGTCAACAGAAGGATACTGTTTGTACTGCTTGCTATTTACGAGATCTTTGAGATAAGCGTGAACACCTTTGTACTGTTTGTTAAATACAGGGTCGTAGTACTCAAACTCAGAGTTCAAGAAGTGGTTGAAGTCGTTAAGAACAGCTTCATTGATGCCAACCCCATCAGCACTAAACAGAGTTTTACGAGGAGGCGGGATCAGGTTTACCACCATCTCGTTAGCCACAGGATCTTCCCCAAGCTTGTCAGGGAACAGCCAATAGCGTCCAAGGACAGCTTGAACGGGATACCACTTGCCAGCGTGGTTGGCGTTGATGGTGGTTCCTGGCTTGCCATACCAGAGGGCCTTACGAGACGCTGTGCGGAACTCAGGCTCGTTGCGGACAACAGACACCAGAGCATCAGCAATGACGCCTACAGGGCTGTATTCAGAGGCAATACCAAAGCTTCCAAATGAGGAATCCAAGATGCTGTTACCAATGTCAGACATCGTGATTCCTTTCTCACCAAGCTTTCCAGTTGAGTAGAAACCTTTACCAGCAAAACGAGTAACAGGACTTGCAGGTTTACGAGGATCAAAACCTTGAATAACAACCTTTCTGAGGTTGAGGTAAGGATCACTGACCTTAGCCACAGAGTCTGCAATCAGCTTTTGCATCCGAGATACGTCACCAGTACCTGCAGCGGTGAGAGCTTTGATTACTCGATCAAAACCAGCAATGGCAGGGGTTTCCAGAATGGTGTTTGCAAGAGAAGCAATAGCAAGAGCAAAAGCACCAGAAGTTTCACGACCAGGAGAGAACTCTTGGAGATCTCGGATTGTGGCGTGGAAAGCAAGGGTGTTTCCAATAACAGGAAGATAACGGTAAGGAATCATCATTCCACCAACCTTCCAGGTATAAGGATCACGAACACCCTCTGTTTCTCGGTAGGTGTTCTCAAGACCACCAGTTAGGTCTTGGTTACCATCTCGCAGCAAGAAGAAAGCAAGAGCGTTAATACCAAGAGACAGAGCCAAAGCCCCTTGAGCACGGCTACGGACTTGAGGATCAGAGCTTACATACTTGCTTTCAAAGTCAATGATGTCTTGACGGGTTTTAGCAGGAAGACGATCTGCAATGCTTTCAGGCAACGCTTTCATGCCGGTAGAAAGACCAGCTCTAAATGCATCTACACCAGCTTGTACTACTTCACCGCCATAAGCGATCATCGCAGCACGCTTGATGCCGTTTAGAGGAGAGGTAAGAAACGGGAAAATGTCACGTCCAAAAGCAGCAAGAGCAGGATGTTTACTGTTACGCAAGGCGTTTACAGCATCAGCAGTGTTAGCAAGAGGACCAGTCAACTCTTCAGTAAGGTTGATGGCACGAGTCATTTGAAGAATTTGGTTATCAAGAACTGAGTAACCAATTGTCTGTTGATCAAAGCCAACCTTGACTGGCTTGTACACATCAGACATTTCTTTGTTTAAACGTCTTGCAATCTCCTCAGCTCGGTCTGCACTAGCAACAACACCAGCAGCAATCTGCTCATCAACCTCTTTGTTTACAACAGCCCTAACGTGAGCGTTGGCAAAGAGAGCCGTAGTCAATTCATCAGCAGCCGCAGAAAGCTGCATGGGAAGACTGAGGTTTACGTTCTCACCACCTGGGTAATAACTTTTCTTACCAAGACCCATACCGCGAAGGGCAGTGGTCGTACCACCCATGACGTACTTACCAAACCAACTGCGCTTTTCCCAGGCCTCAGCAGGCATGAAGTAATCGTGGAATGCTTTAAGAAATACTCGGCTGCCGTTGACGGTATCAAACAGCTTGTCGTCGTTTTCCCCACGCTCCATAACGTAGTTGACGAAAGGAATCCTTACTTGCTTCTGGGCAAGGTCTTGAGCGATGGCTTCTTCACGACGCAGACCACCAGCCCTTTGAATCTCGTAAGCGCTGTCAGCAGCCTGTGCAGGGTCTGAGATGGCCTTGCCATACACAAAGCGGTTGTAGGTGGCCTCCAGAGCCTCTCCAAGCACAAATCGGGTTTGAAGGATCGTGTCAGCAGCAACACGAGCTTCATCAAGCGATTCCTTGGCAAATTCAGTCTTACCAAGCCACTTAGCCATCGTGCCAGTAATCGTGTTGCTGACAGCTTGACCAGTAAGTTCCAGGTACGTTTCAGGAATACCTTGAATAGGAATCGAGAAAACAGTTGCAGGGTTAGACAGCGGAGAACCAATCTGCAAACGAGCCAAAACTGCATCAGCAGTGACTTCAAGATCTTTTAGTTTGCTGATGTCACCTTGAGACTCATAGATCTTTTCAACAAGACTTTCAAGACCAGCAAGGTCGTCATCAGTCAGATCTTCGTCGTTGCTGATCTTTTTAAACAGATCACCGTAATGCTCTTCAAGTTCTGCTTTAGCTGCTTTGGTTTTGTCAGCAAGAACATCAGCAAAGTTTTGGTTGTCACCAAAAGTGGCTAGTTCTTGGTTAAAGCGGCTGAAAAGTACCTTGGGGTCTCCAGCAGCAAACTGAAGACGGTTACGACGGTCAAACAACCGAAGAGCATTACCAACGCCATACATCATCTCGTTAAGAGCTTTGGCGTTAGCTACAAAAGTTTCAAAATTTGCTTTGAAATTATCTAGCGCAGTAACACGATCAAGACCAGGAACATCTTCATCGTTCAAAATTTTACGAAGATTACGGGCAGCAGCTAGGGCAGAAGCAGCATTGGAATCAAGTGCTGCCACAGGAACCATAATTTTGTTTAGGTTCTTTTGAATGTCTTTACCAAATTGTTCAGCAGCAATAAATTCAGACATTTGATTAAGTCTGGAATCACCGCCCATAAATTCAGCAAGTTTACGCAAACTTAAAGCGTATTGTTGAGGGAGAATTGCATCACGATCAAAGGTTTCAAACAGCGCTTTAACAGCAGCAGCGTTGTCAAAACTACCGGTGTATTTAGTAGCGCTGGTGTTGTAGATCTGGAACGCTTTATCAGCAATGTCCTCGTCACCAGTCTTGTCGATTAGACGCTTCTGTTCCTTGAGAGCATCTTCATAGCCCTTGGTAAAATCTTTGAGGCTCTCAAAGGTCTCACTAGGATCCTGGTTAATTTCAAGGTCCCTGTTAACTTCACGAATCACTTCACGAGGGTTAACAGCAATGTCATCACCAGGGACGCTTTCACTCAGAGCACGGTTAGCTCCAATGGTGTCAGTATCAACAACAATCTCACCTTCATCAGTTTTGGTTACAGGAACCTGATTGACGACAGGAGAAGGAGCACGAGGAGGCGTAAGGGTGCTTTGAGGGGTCAGAGCTTGCTCAACATCAAGAGGAACCTCCTCGTCAATCATTTGAGCAATGTCCTCAGGAATCTGAGGTACAACAGGAGCCAGACCGCCATTGTCAATAACTTTGTTATGGATTTCATCAACACGAGTAATAAAGGTGTTGATGAACTCAGGGTTGAGGTTACCGCTAGCAACAGCAGCCTCACCAGCGTTCAGGAGGTCCTTGAGTTCCCCGTAAGCCTGACCAAAAGCATCTTTCAGGGTGTAGTCAGTATCAATCTCATCAAGGCGGTTTTCACGGAACAACAGAGCGTTATAGCTCTCCAAATAACCAATACGCTCATCGTTCAGCTTGTCGAGCGTATCAACAAGGATCCGAGCGTCGTTAAGGGAGTTGGTAAAAGCAATAGAAGAGGTTTGACCCTCAACAACCTTTTGTTCTAGCTGAGCAATCTTTGCAGTCCGCTCAAGGTCAAGGTTGTCAAACTCTTGCAGTTGAGTTTCAAGAATCCGAAGGCGATCAAGACGCTCAGCAGCTTGAGCAGCCATACGAACCTTGGTGCTGTTCTTGCTGGCTTTCTTACCGACACCAGTGGACTTGTTGATCCATTCAGGATCCTTGGCAATAGCCTCCTCGTAGGCCATCAGACGGGCCTCTAGGTTGGCTTGTTTTGCAGCAACTTGCTCAGGGGTTTTTACGCCCAAAACGCTTCTGAGAGAGTCGATTTCAGCTGCAACACTTGCTCGTTCAGGTTCCACAGGAGGGACAGCTTCAAGCTCCTGTCGAATACGAGTCAGGTCAGGGATCAGTTCTTGTTGACGCTGCAGGAACGATTCAGCACCAGCACGAGCACCAAAAGCAATCTGAGCTACGTTCTCGTCGATCTTCTTGTACAGCTCAGACGTAACAACACCCAGACGGTCCTGGATGACCTCGTTAGCCTTCTTGACGCCCTCAGCCTCTACTTCCTGACGGATCAGCGGGAGAGCTTCCTGAGTGGCCTCCTCCATGGCTTGTTGAGCAGGGATACCACTGGTGGCTTTACTAAGGAAGCGGTTACCTAGATAAAGAACGCCACGAATACCGGTTACCGTACCTACGCCAAAGGAAGCTTCCTTAAGCAAACCAAGGGCGTAGTTGAACTTGTCAGGATTCTCAGCACGAAGTACCTCAGCAGCACGAATGCGCTCTTCAGGGGTTCGAAGGTTCTGGATCTCATCCAACTCCTTTTGCATTGCAGCAGGAGGTTGAGGCATGAAGAACATTGCGCTTTGAATGCTTTCAGGCAGAACGTCTTTGATTAGGTAAGACGCCATAACCTGAGCACCCTTAGCCAAATCTTTAGTTTTCCAAATATCAGAAAACTTTTCAGCTGTCTGAATTGTTTGCCCCATCAAGCTTGGAGCTTTGGTCAGTTTGTTAACGCCAAGGTCAAAACCAATAGCAGCGCCAATTTGAGAAACAAGACGACCGCCAGCAGTTTTAGGTTTGATGTTTTGCTTAACAAACTCGCTGTCGTCACTAAACGCAGGACCGATGATCGGAGTCTTGGGTTTGATGCCGTAGCTGAAACCTTGAGGATCCCGTCCAGTCTTCTGAAGGGCTTCAATGGCTGCTTGAGCGTTCTTAGAGCGCTGCTCAACCAAAGCTTTGTCGGTTTCTGCCATAGCCCCAACAGAGCCACCAGAGGCCAAAGCAGCACCAAGGTCAACACCCTGAGTTACAGCCCCGATCTGCTCCATCGCAGCAATAGGAGCGTTAACAATTTGACGGGGAATATCTTGAACAATCCGACGTGCCTCATCACCAACGGTTTGCTGGGTACCAGGGATCTTTGCCTTTGCAGCACCTTTAACAGCCATGAACGGCTGTACAAGGGGTGCCAAGGGACCAGCAAGGAACTGAGTAGCTGCAGCAGTGCCAGCACGCTTCAAGGCACCACCAGCTTGGTCTTGGATGAACCTACCTAGATCAAAACCACGCTGAGGTTGTCGCTGAGGTTTTGCTTGAGCTTGAGGTTTTGCAGTCGGTTTGGGGGTAGTTCCACCCATTTGAGGGGTAGCTCCTTGTCCCCACTCTTGCTGGTACCGCTGCTGGGCCTCATTAGGGTCCTGAATGAAAACGCTTTGACCGTTACGAGTGGGGATATAGGGCATTTGAAGGAAGAGCAATTAAGGGCGCTTCCTCCAAAATAATGGATACAACTAGAAATTGTTATTGGCTAGAACGAAACAGAGGCAAATAGGACTTTCTAACAAAAGTATTTTGAGTCTCTTGACCGTACTGAAATTGCTGAGTAGCCCCACCAGGACGGTAAAGCTGAATGTGAACGTGACCAGGATCTCCAGCACCAGTACCTGAGTAACCAGGACGGCTGTCATGGCGACTACTATCACCACTTTTGCCAATAGGCATACCACGACGGATACGTTGACCAGGCTGGTAGTAAGTGGTAGCTAGGTGCGCAAGACGCACCAGATCACCTTTGCGGTATCCAGGGCCATCAGAGTCAGCACGAATGATCACGCTGTTACCAAAGCCGCCGCGCTCGTAACCAGAGCTAACAATGGTTCCACTGAATGGAGCAGGAACAGGGTTGGACACCTGACCGTTTTGACGCTGGATGGTGAAGTCAACAGCTCGGTTAGAAGAGTGACTATGAGTCCAGTTAGTAATGATGATGCTGGCATCCACAGGCTTTGTACCGCCACCACCAGAAGCAGCCCGGATGGCTCCTTGGATCTTTAAAGCGTTTTCACGAAACACAGGAGGCGTAGCACCATCAAAATAACGATTTGCTTGCTTTTGCAGGATCTCAGCAGCAGTGATCTGATTACCAAAACCACGCTGAACGTTTGCAAGGCTTCTGCGGGTTGAGGTGCTCAGACGAGACAGATCACCAGTAGAAAGAGCAGCGTTGATTTCACCCAGCTCAGCTTGGTTAAACACAAAGCGCTCACTGAGGTACTGACGAGCAGCCTTGGGATCGTTACGGAACACAGGAGCCGCTACAGCAGCCCAGGAAGCCCTGTTGTCAGAATCGTTGTCC